GAAACTAAAGTAGGGGCTTTTCTGGCTAGTAAAGCTCCTAAAGTTTTAAATGCTATAGGAGATATATTACCTAACCAAGGAACTCTTGGTGTAGTAAAAAATATTATATCAAGTGATAATAAGATTAAGGCCGTTGACAAAGAGCAAGCTATGAAGCTTATTGAGCAAGATATAGCTGAAATCAAAGAGGTGTCTAGCAGGTGGAGATCTGATATGAAGTCAGATTCATGGCTTAGTAAAAACACTAGACCTCTAGCTTTAATATTTTTAACAGCATCTGCAGTATTTATGATGGCTGTAGATTCTTTTCACTTACAATTTCAAGTTGACAACGCTTGGATAAATCTATTAAAAACATTACTGGTAACAGTTTATGTAGCATACTTCGGAAGTCGTGGTGCTGAAAAAATAACAAAAATAAATAAATAAAAATGGCACAATTTAACGAATGGAACGAACTAGACGGTGTTGAAGGTAACATGATGGCCGAGCCAAGAGTTTTTGGTCATGACGCTATAGCGCAAACTCCGTATTGGAATTTCACAATATCAGCTGGTGGAACAGGCTATACTAGTGATAGTATTGGCGATACTGTAACTGACGCAGCTACTGGTATTGAAGCTAATATAACTTCACAAAGCGGTGGCGCTGTTACAGGTTTAACTATAGTAACTAAAGGATCTGGAATTATAGCAGGTCAAGAATTAACATTAACTGGAGCAATTCCAGGAAGCGGATTAAAAATAACAATATCTGCAGATTCATTATCATTAATAAATATGCCTCTTCATAGAGGAGTAGTTTTATATAGTGGTAAAGCTACAGCTCAAGATGTAGGTTTAGTTACAGAGTCTGGTAGAAGTATTACATTTAAAAATGTTCAACCCGGTACAGTAGTAGGTCATAAAGCACCTGTTTTAGCTACCGAGTTAACTAGTGGTGACGATATAGTCGCTATTTTCTAAAACAAACAAAAAAAACAACAATTAAATTAAATTAAATAAAATGGCAAAAGTAGCAAGTAATAAAGTAAGTAAAACTGAGTTAAAAAACATTAAAGAAGCTCAGGAAGCATTTGATGGAACAATGTCAAGCATTGGCGCGTTAGAATATAGAAAATCTATGATAATGAAAGCAATGCATGATAACTATAGTAAAGTAGAAGCAATAAAAGCTAAGTTAGAAAAGAAATATGGATCTGTAAATATTAATTTAGAAACAGGTGATATTACTAGACAAGAAAACGATCAAAATAAATTATAATGACTAAGATAATCAGAAAAATAAGTATTGGTTCTGATTATAAGAATGATGCTATGCATTATTCAGTTGGTCAAGAAGTTTATGGTGGACACAATATAACCGATATTCTATTTCAAGATCAAGATCAATCATACAACATTTTTATAACTAAAAATAATGAAGTCTTACCTTGGAAAAAGTTTAATAGTAATATGGCAATATCTGTGGAGTTCGATTTAAAATACTAATGAAAAGCTTATATAGCTTTGTTGTTAAGCCTTTAAGTAAAAGGTACAACAACACTACTAAAGTTGGTGACTCTACTTTAATAGTCAACACTAGTATTGAAAAGCACGAATTTGTTAGTAAAAAAGCTGTAGTTGTTTCGACACCTGCAGCTTATACTACTAGCATCAAAAAAGATGATATTTTATATGTTCATCACAACGTGTTTAGAAGATTTTATGATATGAAAGGTAGAGAAAAAAATAGCTCTACTTATTTTAAAGATGATTTATATTTTGTTTATCCTGAACAAATATATATGTATAATTTAAAATGTCATTTAAACTATTGTTTTGTAAAGCCATTGTTAAATAATGACAAACTACACAACAGAAAAGAACAACCTAATGTTGGTATAATAAAGTATACTAACAACGCCTTAGAAGCCGTAGGAATAACACCTGGCACACTTATTACGTTTACACCTAACTCAGAGTTTGAGTTTATTATTGAAGGTGAACGACTTTATTGTATGAAATCAAATGATATAGCTTTAACGCATGAATACCAAGGAAACGAAAAAGAAAATAATCCAAGCTGGGCAAAAAGCAATTGAGGAGTTAATTAAGGTAGCAAAAGAAAAGATCGTAGACTCAGACGACGATGTAAGCGCTGATAGATTAAAAAATGCTGCCGCTACTAAAAAACTAGCTATAATGGATGCTTTTGAAATATTAACTAAGATAAATGAAGAAGAAGAAATGCTTAGTGAAAAACCAAAAGAAAAAAAAATAGAAAAAAATTTTAAAGGTTTTGCAGAAGGGAGAAGCAAATGAGCTATCAGCAAACTCTTTGGAAAGAAATTAAGGACGTTGTAAATCCTAAAGTATTAGCTAAAAACAATAGATTTAAAAAATGGGAGTATGGCTACAACTCTGATTATGATTTTATAGTAATAAGTAAAACAGGTAAAATTGGACAAATCATTGAAATACAAAATCTCAGGATTGCTTTACCAGCAGCAGATGAACCGTTTAAACGAAGCGAAAAAAAAGCTGAACAACACTGGGAAAAGCAAGAATATCCAAAAGAATTAAGTAGAATTAAAAGTAGGTTTGACTGGGAAGAATATCCATCAGATTTCAAAGAAAAGTGGTATGACTATATCGACGAAGAATTCAAAAGGCGAGAAAATGGTTATTGGTTTTACAATAACGGCGTGGTTAATTACATTACTGGTACTCATTACATGTACCTCCAGTGGTCAAAGATTGATGTTGGAGCACCGGATTATAGAGAAGCAAATAGAATCTTCTTTATATTTTGGGAAGCATGTAAAGCAGATGCAAGATGCTACGGAATGTGCTACCTTAAAAACAGACGATCTGGATTCTCTTTTATGTCAAGCGCAGAGCTTGTCAACCAAGCTACAATATCTTCCGATGCTAGATTTGGAATACTTTCCAAGTCTGGAGCAGATGCCAAGAAAATGTTTACGGATAAAGTTGTACCCATATCAGTTAACTACCCGTTCTTTTTTAAACCCATTCAAGATGGTATGGACAGGCCAAAAACTGAATTGGCTTATAGAGTTCCAGCATCGAAACTTACTAGAAGAAAGCTTGAATCGAATGAACAGCTTAGAGAACTAGACGGACTTGATACAACTATTGACTGGAAAAATACAGGTGACAACTCTTATGATGGTGAAAAGCTAAAGCTATTAGCTCATGATGAAAGTGGAAAATGGGAAAGACCTGATAATATATTAAATAACTGGAGAGTTACAAAAACTACATTACGTCTTGGTTCTAGAATTGTAGGCAAGTGTATGATGGGCTCAACTTCAAACGCATTAGATAAAGGTGGAAGCAACTTCAAAAAATTATACTACAATTCAGACGTTACAAAAAGAAATAGAAACGGGCAAACATCTTCTGGCCTCTACTCTCTTTTCATCCCTATGGAATGGAGCTACGAAGGATTCATCGATACTTTTGGATTACCTGTCTTCGTTAGACAAGGAGCTCCAATCAAAGGAGTTGATGGTTACGAAATTACGACAGGAGTTATTGAACACTGGCAAAACGAAGTAGAAGGATTAAAATCTGATCAAGATAGTTTAAATGAATACTACAGGCAGTTTCCAAGAACAGAAGCACATGCTTTTAGAGATGAAGCTAAAGATAGTTTATTTAATTTAACTAAAATATACCAGCAAATAGATTACAACGAAGAATTAAATAACGCTGCATCAATAACACAAGGTAATTTTATGTGGCAAGATGGAATAAAAGATACTAGAGTTGTTTTCGTGCCTAGTACAAATGGTAGATTTATTATTAGTTGGGTACCTCCTAAAAATCTACAAAATCAAGTGATTATAAAAAATGGAATTAAATACCCTGGTAATCAACATATTGGAGCTTTTGGCTGTGACAGTTACGACATTAGCGGTACTGTTGATGGTAAGGGCAGTAAAGGAGCACTTCATGGATTAACAAAGTTTTCAATGGAAGACGCTCCACCAAATCATTTCTTTTTAGAATATATATCAAGGCCACAAACAGCTGAGATATTCTTTGAAGATGTATTAATGGCATTGCATTTTTATGGTATGCCAATACTTGCTGAAAATAACAAACCAAGGTTATTATATTACTTAAAAAGAAGAGGTTACAGAGGTTATTCTATGAATCGTCCTGATAAAATTTGGAATAAGCTTTCTACAACTGAAAAGGAAATAGGTGGAATACCTAACTCAAGTGAAGATATTAAACAGGCACACGCTGCCGCTATAGAAAGTTACATTGAAGAATACGTTGGTCAATTACAAGACGGATATGGAGATATGTATTTTCAACAAACATTAAAAGATTGGAGTGGTTTTAATATAAATAATAGAACCAAGTTTGATGCTACTATTAGTTCTGGCTTAGCAATTATGGCTTGTAATAAAAATAGATATAAACCAAATCCTGATAAAAAATACAAACCTATTAAACTAGGTATAAGTAGATATAATAACTCAGGAACAATTTCAAAAATAATAGAATAAATATATGCAAATTTCATACAACACTAATAGTTCTTTTCCCAGTCAGGTAGTACCAGATGCAGAAAAAGCTACTTTAGAATATGGTCTTGCTGTAGGTAGAGCTATAGAAGGAGAGTGGTTCAGAAACTATAGAGGTGGGGCAATGGGTAGTGGCTATGCCATTAACTATAATAACTATCATAACTTAAGGCTTTATGCAAGAGGCGAACAGTCTGTACAAAAATATAAAGATGAATTATCAATTAATGGAGATTTGTCTTATTTAAATATAGACTGGAAACCAGTACCTGTTATTGCTAAATTTGTAGATATAGTTGTTAATGGTATGTCAGAAAAGTCTTACGAATTAAAAGCTTTTGCAGTAGATCCATTTTCAATACAACAAAGAACTAAATACGCTAGAGATTTAATGCGTGATGTTCAAGAAAGAGAATTAGCAGAACAAGTTAATCAAACATTAGGTATAACCATTACGTCACCTCAATTTAAAGAATTAGGACTAGAGTCCGATGAAGAAGTTAAACTACATTTACAACTAGATTATAAGCAGTCTGTAGAAATAGCAGAAGAAGAATTATTAGAAGATGTGCTAAATAGAAATAAATACGATTTAACTAGAAGAAGATTAGCTCAAGATTTGACAGTGTTAGGAATAGGTGCTGTAAAAACTAACTGGAGTAAAGAAAAAGGTATAATAGTAGATTATGTTGATCCTGCTACACTAATATATTCTTACACAGATGATCCTAATTTTGAAGACATATATTACGTAGGAGAAGTTAAAAGCATAAATTTAGCTGATTTAAAAACTCAATTTCCATATCTTTCAGATGAGGAAATGGAACAAATACAAAAATATCCTGGCAATTCAGAATATCTAAGAAACTGGAGTGGTAGAAACGATCAACAAACAGTTCAAGTTATGTATTTTGAATATAAAACTTATTCTGATCAAGTATTTAAAGTTAAAAAAACAGCTACAGGACTGGAAAAAGCTTTAGAAAAACCTGATACTTTTAACCCGCCTGAAAATGATAATTTTGAAGTTGTATCTAGAACTATAGAAACTTTATATAGTGGAGCTAAAATATTAGGTCACCCTCTTATGTTAAAATGGGGATTAGCTGAAAACATGACAAGACCTTTTGTTGATACAACTAGAGTTAAAATGAATTATAACATATGTGCTCCTAGGATGTATAAAGGCCGTATAGAGTCAGTGGTTAGTAGAATTACAGGTTTTGCTGACATGATACAGTTGACTCATTTAAAGATACAACAAGTATTAGCTAGAATGGTACCTGATGGTGTATTCTTAGATATGGATGGTTTAGCTGAGGTTGATTTAGGTAATGGTACAAATTATAATCCAGCTGAAGCTTTAAACATGTATTTTCAAACTGGTAGTATAGTTGGTAGAAGTTTAACTCAAGATGGTGAATTAAATAGAGGTAAAGTTCCAGTGCAGGAATTAACGTCATCAGCTGGTCAAGCTAAAATAGGTGCTTTAATATCTACTTATAATTATTATTTACAA